GTGGAATCATAACTCTCTTGTGACAACGGTAGGTAAGATGCGTACATGGTACCTCTGTGAAATGATGAGCCGTTGACAAGAAACTGGAGTTTCAAATTGCCTCTGAATCGACTATAACCTTCCATCTTGGCTTTAACTTGCGGTAGCGACAAGAAAAGATACCATGGATTGATGGCTCCAGTAAATGGAGAACCCACTGGCCAACTATAATTCTCGAGAACTCTAGGTCTCGATAGGAAATCTGATATGTGATCTCCGGGAATCTCTGCATATTTCAGACTGTATTGAGGTGATGATGTAATCTCAACAGTCAGTGCATTGTCTTCCTGTACTGTGATTGGGTCGGAAACGACGTTGGTCGCTTCGACACCTAAATTGTTATTAATACTATTGTGTTCTGCTGGTCTTCTATGTACGTTACACCCCCGACCATAGGGGTGCACCGGTTTTTGCGCTTGCCTGCTCGTATAGAGGTACGGCACATCGTCTGCAAGCCTAGAAAGTGTATCGCGCGAAACACTCCCTGGTAACCAATACAGACGCGCTCTCGTTTTCAGAATATCTGAGGGTGAATGAGATACCCGTAGTGACCCGCCTCAGCGAGCCAATTGGGTGAGGATGAAGGTTCGGTTTTCCCTAAAGTAAACCGAATCTTCGTTGAAGGTAATGCACTTCTCCTCAAAAGTTTTATGCACACCTTTTGGTAGGTTGTAACCGGTAGCAACTCCGATCACAGCCTTTTGTATACGCTCGTAGACCTCCTTCCCGTGATAGAAAGATTCCATAATCAAGCTGGACAACCCGGAAGCGATGATGTCGTGCTCGCTCTCATGGGGGCTGCTCTTAATATTGCAGCACATATTACCGAGTGTCTCCAGAGATAGTGGTGCAAGATGAGCTTCGATGGTGGGTTCCCACAACCAAGAGCGCTTCAAAAACTCAATATCCTCCAATCTCGAATCGGGCGTGATAGGTTCGGTCTTGTCAGCGTTGGTATAGGTGATTCCATAAGGCTCCAGTGTCTTGGCTATGTGGGTTTTGTCAAAATTGACATCTGCAGCCACCGACCCATAGTTATCATCCCCATAGGTCAATAAGCGAACCTTCTTGCGGAAATCCTCTACGGCAAAACCACTCTTCAACCAAGCCAATCTGATCATGATAGAGCCCCCGACACAATTGGTCTGAGCAGTCGCAGGTTGTCCAGAGGGATTGAATCCACAAAATCTTATGACATCACCAAAGAAATCAACCGTGGAGTCGGTGACCACGCAAGCCATTCCAATCATCATAGCCAATTCCTCTCTGGTGTAATTCCCACTGAGATAGGCAACCACGTAAGCCACGCGAAAGAAACAACTCACAAAGACCTTCTGCAGACTAGAATCCCAACCCTTATAATCACCATCGAAAAATTTGGGATTAGGACCGTTATCCAATATGAAGTCACGTTGTAAGGTCCACTCATAGCTTTGTACGATCGTGTTGGGACAGGCTTCAAAAGCGATGCGATTGGCGGCCATGAAGGCGAGAATCGGCAAGAACAAGGTCCTAAAGGCGATTAAGAAAGCCAGTGGAGAAGCAATAACCACGCGATGCTTTCCCGCAGCAGCCTTCTTCTCAGACAACGCCTCATCCTTAAAAAAGGAGGAGAATAAAACGTCCTCTGCATCAGGGGCCAAGCCATTTCGGAAATTTCCCAGTAACCTATCGACCTGATTCATCACCGCTGGAATAAAAGTCTTGCGTTCCGCATCCTTATCAACCAAGAGATCGCGCTTCGACACGTTGTAAGGGTGTCCCGCGCCAGTGCTGAAATTCAAGGCTCCCATATATTTAGTGAGAAAACCCTCCGTCATTGGACCGTTAATGGATTCATCTACAGACAAGGGGCGCACTTCGCTCATATCGGGGTGATAAAGTCTAGCGAAGACATCGGTGATATAACCCATAGTCGCACGCTTAACCAAATTCAAAGGGGCATTTCGCTTGATGATAAGAACACTAGATAACCACAATCTTTTGGCGCGGTAAAAAGCTCCACCGCGCAAAGTGGGTGGTGGAATCTTATTACCGGTCGGCAAACCAGTTGCAAGCAACAATTTTTCAGCCATGGGATTGGGATAAACCTTAGTACTCTGTGCTCTACTAGACTTGCCAAGTGAACCGCGAATGTCGATCGTGCCACTCAAATCATCATCAGGATTTTCGCGTTGTCTGAAGACACTTTTGTGGTGCAAATCAAGGAAATTATCTTTTGACGGTACAATCCTCCGGGCATCAGCATCCATGGCTTCGAAGATTTCAGGCAGTGAGTGTTGTCCGTCTTGGGCCTCCAACACCGGATAATCATCTGAGCAACTATTCAAAAAGGTACGAGCCCGATTGATATCATCCTGAGTCACTCTAGTACTGACGGCCCAATCCTTGCCAGCGGCTTGGTGGATACCTACAATACAAGTTTTCTTGCCATCCGTCTGTACTAGAGGTGCACCACAATCGCCACCACTGGTGGGTGGAGTCAACGTCACCTTAAAGCGATCAGATTTACCCTGGAGCGCAATACTGCCGTCGTTATTCTTGAGGGTCAAAGGGTCGTTGAAATAGTGACAGAAGGGTGACTCATGGGTGCCACTTGTGTTGTACATATTACGCTTCAACAGATAGGCTGTGGTATTTGAGTTGCCCCTATGATCCTTCAGACAAAAATACGGTGTGATGTCCTTAACGGTATAACCCTGGTAATTGAAATATATGGTGTCGCGTTCCTCATCAACAGCGAAATCATCGGGTTCAATTTCTACCATAGCGTGTCCATTAATAATACCTCCTTTATCGCCGCGCATCTCTACTTTGTCGTACATGATCTTAAAACGCACAGGGTGTTTTTCCTTCCTAGCACGCTCGATCTGGGGTCTGAATGTGTGGTAATTAGTCAGGCACAGGACCGAACCAAGATTGTTGCACAAATCAATCGCATTGCTCCACTTACCATCATCGAAGATAATGACTCTAGTGTTGTTAGCAATCAATTCGAGAACAGCTTCCGGTTTTGCCACAGACTTGGAAGTTTGGGAAAGATTGGAAAAGCCACGCCAAATGGACCATGATGGTGTGGGGCCAGCATCGGACGTGAAACCCTGATGTGTGGCTTCTGCTGCAGAAGCGTAAGTAGAGACGTACTTTATAGTCATAATCAACATCGTCAAACCAACCAGGATGGGCGCAGGTTCCTTTGATCTGATACGCCTAATGCGATAGTACCAGCGCGTAGGACTCCAGAAAGACATCTCTCCCTCGCGATTCAAACGCTCGACATCTCGCTCAATCTGTTCCGCATTCAAAAATCCATTGGCGGTCATATCGAGTCCCAATAAAATTGGAATTCTGTATACATTCAAAGTCCCGTTCAGACGAGTAAATTGGAATGTTAGACCCACGAAGAAAGGAATCAGAATGAAATTGGGAATATTGATAAGACAATATGAGCAGAAACTGTAAAACGGTGGGATCAGGAGCCAAAGGGTGGTGGAGATCACAGGAAAGGTGAAACTGGGGTAATGAATGAAGCAGTAAACGAAAACCTTTGTGATCCACAGAATCATTTGATTGAACCTGGACAATAGGTCA